GATACTCAGTATTTGCTGGGTGACCTGAAGCGCGAATATGCGGACACAGTGACGGTGAAGAGCGTGGATCGGTATGATTTTGGATCACCTCATTTGCATCACCTGATGATTGGAGCGGGCTGATGGCGAAATTCAGAATTGAAACGCCGCGCGGGGTGGTATTTCATACAGATAGCGGGCGCGCTGAACTGAAGTGGAATGTGGGTTTCTCTGCCAAGTGGGAAGGTAAGTGCACCAAAGCGCAGGAACACCTGGAGAGTGAGATATTGAGGACATGCGAACCCTATATCCCACTTCAAACGAGCATGCTGGTCAAATCCGGCACGCTGGGGACGGAGATCGGATCCGGTGAAGTGAAGTGGATCGCCCCGTACGCCAAGTTTCAATACTACGGTAAGGTGATGATCGGTAAAGAATCACGATCTGCATGGGCGAAGCCAGGCGAAGAGAAGGAAGTCACAGATAAAAACCTGACCTATCACGGCGGCGGACAGCGCGGCGCGTTCTGGTTTGAGCGTGCTAAAGAAGTGCACCTGGCGGAGTGGGAAGAAGGCGTGCAGGAAAAGTTGGCTGGAAAATGAGCGAAATACTGCCTGAGACGATCATAGAGGGGATCCGCGATTACATCCGCACCTACACGGGGTTAAAAGAAGGCGCGCCGGTGTGGGTGGAGAGGCTCGGTAACGAGCCGACTGAGTATGCGGTGCTGCCGCTGGCAGGGCGGCGGGTGGTTGCTGAATATATCACAGGTAAGCGCGTGATGGAGTACAGCTTTGCATTTCGCAGCATGGAAAGCACGGCGGATGACCTGGTACGTATGGAGAATAATGGCTTTTATGAGAGCTTTGCACAGTGGTTGGATGATCAGACCGATGCTGGCGACCTGCCGGATTTACCGGCGGGGATGTATGCGGAGGGGATCGAAGCGCTGGGCCAGGGCTTTTTGTTTCAGGAAGGCAACAGCGACACTGGGATTTACCAGGTGCAATGCCGATTGGTTTATGAACAGAACTAAAGATTAGGAGAATTTTTACTATGGCAGAAAAAGTAAAACGCAGTTTATTTGCAACTTTTATTGACGTTGATCCGGGGTATGAGGATTGGGCGCTGGTAGGAGAGGGGGTAACCACAGCAACGATTGAATATAACCCTGAGATCAGTGAGGAAGTGTATATCCACCAGGACAGTGCCACGGCAGAGATCGAGAGATATGGCCCAAAAATGCCGTTGAAATCGAAAGCGGTTTTGGGTGACGATGTTTTCGACTATGTGGACGGGTTGCGGATCAATCAGGCTGTGTTGAATGACGCTCACACCCAGGTGGTGAATGTGTGGTTGTACAAGCCGGTGTCCGGACAGGCCGACACTTATGAAGCTGAATTGCGGGATGCAACGATTTCGATTGAAAGTTTCGGCGGTGATGGCGGACAGACGAACGAGATCGATTACACGATCCATTATCGCGGCGACCCGGTATTGGGTGAATTTAACATCGACACGTTAACGTTTGACGATGGTTCGTCTCCGTAGTCCGCAGCTGTGAAAAGCTGGGCCGAAGCTAAAAAAAATAAACAAAGGAGCCTATATGGATAGTATTCGCATTGATACCGGCGGGGTACGCCTGATGGTGAATGGCGATCCGCAACGGGTGATTGCATTCAATCCGCATGATGTGGTGTTTGCTGAACGCTTTTATGCGTTGCTGGGCGAATTTAAGGGCGCTGAGCAGGATTTTTTGGAGCGTGCCCAGGCACTGGACGCGGTCACTGAAAAGGATGACGCGGGATTACCCGTGAACGCTGGAGAGCGCATCAAGTTGATCCGAGAGATTTGCGAGTGGACGCGTGAAAAGATCGATGCGGTGTTTGGGAAAGGCACTGCACAGGCTGCCTTTGGCGACTCGATGAGCCTGGATATGTTCGGACAGTTTTTTGAAGGGGTGACACCCTACATCGAAAAAGAGCGCAGTAAAAAGATCAGCCAATACAGCAAGGTTGTGAAGGACCGGAAAGACATCGAAGACAGTAAGCGCGTGATGGAGTAAACCCTGTGAACATCCTGACCGACCAACTGCCGACTGCGATCAGGGTGAATGAGCGCATCTATGATGTGAACAGCGACTTTCGCGACTGTTTGCGGATTATCCTGGCTTTTGAAGACCCTGACCTGGCACCGCTCGAAAAACAGCTTGTGCTGCTGGAAAATTTATATACAGAACCGGTGGCGCCGGGGGATACCGCGAAAGCGATCAAAGAAGGTGTCCGCTTTTTGGACGGCGGGAGCGATGACGCGGGGGAAGACTGTAAAAAACCGCGTCTTTACAGCTTTGCGAAGGACGCTGGACTGATCTTTGCCGCGTACCAGCAGACGCACAAGATCGACTTGCAAAATACTGAGTATCTGCACTGGTGGCAGTTTATGACGCTATTCATGGATTTAGGCGAGAGCACGGTTTTTTGCAGCCTGGTGGGCTTGCGTAAACGGGTCAAAAGTGGCAAGGCGTCGAAGGAAGAAAAACAAATCGCCAGAGAGATGGGTGACCTGTTTGACGTGCCGGAGCTGGATACCCGTGACCTGGCGGAAAAAGAACTTGAGCGGATGTTTGTAGACCAGGTGAAAGCGGCCCGTAAACGGAAAAAGAAGGAGCGCGATGGAACAAGGGTATGACGGCGAAGTTGTAATCAAGGCGCGCATCGATGAGAGCGGGATCAACAAGGGCACGGAAAAGATCGGAGATGCGATAGCCGATGAGTTTGGCGCGATGGGCCAGACTGCGGAAGCTGGAACAGCAGCGGTCGGGAAGAGCTTGGTGAGCTTATTACCGGCTGCGAAGGGGGTTTTTGGTAAGATAACGGCTGCGGTTGGCGCGATCAATCCGGCGCTGCTGGCGGTGGGCGCCGGTATGTTAGTCCTGGGCAGCGTCACGGTTAACGCTTTCAAGGGGGTGATGGGGGTGATACAGACCGTCAAAGATAAATTGTTGCAACTAGCGAAGACGATTATCACATCTGTTAGGTCAACTATCGAACGCTTTGTGTCAACAGTGAAAAATGTGGTGACTTCGATTGCCCGATATCTATTTACCCAGTTGGTATCCGCGATCACAAAATTTACCAAGAATGTTATCGCGTCGGCAGCGGAAGTTGACCAGTTGAAAGGCTCATTTACTGAGTTAAACGCGACAGTGAGGACACTGGGGACTGATCTTGTATCACTGTTTATCCCACAAATCCAGACCACGATAAACTGGTTGGTGAACTTGCTGAATATCATTCGCCAGGTAATTGCGGCACTAAAGGGGCAAACCAGTTATACCAAGGTTGTAGCCGATGAATTAGGAAAGGCTGGTGGCGCGGCGGAGAAAGCGGCTGGCGCTCTGGCAGCGTTTGACGAAATCAACGTGCTGCAACAACCGGGCGGCGCTGGAGGCGGCGGGGGCGGTGGATTGGGTGAAGAGGAAGTACCGATTGATCAGGAATGGATCGACCTGGCGGGCAGGATCGCCGCTGCCTGGGATGTGGTAAAACAAAAGTTTCTTGAATTGTGGGCGGTGATCGAGCCATTTCGGAATTTTATCAATCAAACTGCAGACGATTTCAAAACCAATTTCCTGACGCCGGTCAGCGAGTGGGTGCTGGGGCCTGGCTGGGATGAGTTCATTCGGATCACGGATGAGCTGATGCAAAACTCGGACTGGGACGGGCTGGCTGATTCGCTGAATCGCTTTTATGCCGCAGTGGCTAAATTGACGATTGGAGTATTCCAGGGCCTGCTGACTTTTTATGATCGGTTCTTGCGCCCGATTACTGAGTGGACGGTGAATGAGGGACTGCCGCGGTTCCTGGATTCACTATCTGATGCGGTTGAGGATATCGACTGGGAATACCTGAATGAGCAGTGGGGGTTATTCCTGGACGCGTTGACCGAGTTTACGCTGTTGAACCTGGATAATTTGCTGTGGTTCGTTACCGAGATATTGATCCCGATTGGCAAGTGGACGATTGACGAGGTAGTACCAAGGTTCTTCCATACCCTGGCAAGCGTGCTGCGGATTCTGACTGCTGTGTTAGAGGCGCTCAAACCACTGTGGTTATGGTTCTTTGATGAGGTTCTGGCGCCAATGACCGGCTGGGAAGCGGATACTTTCCTGGACTTCTGGGATTTGCTTAACGAAAAGCTCGACACGCTCGCGACCTGGTTGGAGGACAACCCGGACAAGATCAGGGAATTTTTTATTATTGTTCTTGGGCTGGGAGTCACGGCTTTTATGCTGTTAGCTATAGCTCTTGCACCGGTGGTATTGCTATTTGGATTGTTAGCACTTGCGATTGCTACTGCTCTGCTTCCCCTGGCTGCGATTATTGTCTATATTACGCTGGTTATTGCTGCGATCTGGTTGTTGGGTTATGAAATTGGGAAGCTGGCGCACATGGTTTATAACAAAATCCAGGAGATGAAAGAGAACTGGGAGGGTTTCATGGAAGGCGTCAAGACAGCCATCCGAGTGGCCGTGGATTATGTTAAGAACAAATGGGATGAATTAAAGACAGCATTCAAGGCTGAGGGGATAAAAGGCGCGCTTAATGTTGTGATCGGGTGGATAGAGAATTTTGTAAATATCGCTATCAATGGGATTAATGCGTTAATTGATCTGCTAAATAACTTCAGTATCGATATCCCAGCGATTGAGATTGCTGGCCATGTTATTTATGGCGGTGGTTCTATCAGCCCGTTCAATTTCACACATAAAGCGGGGATATCAATACCTCGCCTTGCCCAGGGCGCAGTGATTCCACCCAACAGCCAGTTTTTGGCGGTGTTGGGTGATCAGCGATCGGGGCGCAATATCGAAGCTCCGGAAGATTTACTGCGCGAGATCATACGCGAAGAACTGGATGGTATGGGCGGGCAGGATGTAACGATCAAGTTTGCCGGTTCACTGAGCCCGTTAATTCGGGAGTTGAAGCCCTACATTGACCGGGAAGACAGGCGCGTTGGGGTTTCTATGGTGCGAGGGATTTCATGAGCAAATTAATTATGATCGATGGGAAGCGCTATGATGTACCGATCGTCAAGCTGGATCACTCGGCAGAGTTTTTATACAAGTATGCAGAGCGAACTGTGGACGGCGTGCTGCACAGTGAAATGATCGGCGTTTATTTTAATTACCAGGTAGTGTTTGGGAAAAACAATGCCAACCCGACTGAGTATAAAAAACTATATGACAAGCTGACCGAGCCGAGTGAGTTTCACAGCGTGCAGGTCCCGACCATCGAAGGGGAACACGCTTTTGAAGCCTATTTCTCAAATATCAAGGACACTTTTGTCCGCATCAAAGGTGATAATCGCTATTTCAAGGGGCTTTCGGTGAACATCATCGCCCGGAGACCTGCGAGGCAATGACCGGCTGATGATAACTTACCCTGAAATAGTGTTTGAAAACGTGACTTTTGGCGCTGAGGACATTCGCGATTGTACGATTGTTGAGGATTTTAATCCGCTGGCGATCACTGTTCCGATCAACACAATGGACTTGACGCTGTACAGCGATGCGGGTGGGTTTACGATCATCAACCCTTCGGGGGTGTACGAGCCGCTGTTGACGCGGCAACCCATGGCTGTTTATATTAACATCGATGGACAACGGCACTTTGTCGGCCAGTATTTCATGGATGGTTGGGAAAACCAGTCTGAAAACCTGATCAGCCTCACGTGCATTGACGCTTTGGGACTGCTGGACAAGGATGATTACAAGGGCGGGTTGTGGCTGACCCCGATCAAAGCGGGCGTGATCCTGGATGACATCTTTGCGCAAGCCGGACTGGACGTAATAATCGACGACCAGGTTTATGATGTGGAACTGACCGGCTGGTTGCCTATCATGAAATATCGTGCAGCAGTGCAGCAAGTGTGTTTTGCTGCTGGCGGGTATGTGCGCTCAAGCCGTCAGAGTGTGGTTAAGATCGGCAAGATGGGTTTTATCTCTCAAAGGCAAGCTGGGATGCGCACTGGCGTGGCAGGTGTAGGACAAAGCCGCGTGTATCAGATGCGCTGGCGGGGTAATGTGATGATCTCATTTGAGGGAACCGGCATTGCGACCACTGGCATCAAAAGTGGTGTAGCTTCTGTGGGCCAGAGCCAAACGTATCAGAGACGATGGCGGGCAGCGCAATGGGAGGGTACTGAGTATTACCGGGAGGTGATGAACAGTGAGCAGGGCGCTGATCGAGTGCTTACATTGCGTGAGAAAGTCACTGGCGTAGAGATTGTTATGCATGATTTTACACCAGGCGATGGGGAGCGTAAGCTGTTTGAGGGAACTCTGGCAAGCGGTGTTTACCCTGTTGAATTCAGTCAACCGATGCACACCCTGACAGTTGAAGGCGCGACCATTGTTGAAAGCAGTGCCAATCATGCCGTGCTTGAGGTGAGTGCGCCCGGAGAGGTGCGATTGACCGGGATGGTGTATAACGATTTGATTTCAACGATTGCGATTAATGCACCGATAAGCTCACATGATAAACCCAGCGTGATTCGAGTTGATGATGCCACGCTGGTCAATTCTTCTAATGGAGCCGAGATTGCCCAGAGAGTGTTTGATTACTATCAACAGCGATATAAAAAGAAAATGCGCCTGTTTGGCTCGGCATTATCAGCAGGAAATATTGTTCGGGTGGAGACCTTGTATGGAAATACGCTGTTTGGCGTGATTGAGCATGCTGAGATTGATCTGGCAGGGGGAAGTCTGGTAGATGCTGAAGTGATCGGAGTGGTTGTTTGAGAAATCATGGCCTGAAAAATAATTGTTTGAGAAATAACAAGGAGTAGGATATGCCAAATTACACAAAAACTGTATGGGAAGACGAGGTTTTGGCGGGAGCAGAACGCTTTGAGATCACCAAAAACGCTGGGGGTGCGGTGGATGCAATTGGCGACCTGGCGCAATGCGGTATTGCACTGAAGACAAGCGTCATCAAGGCGGGAACACCGTTGAATGCTGCTAACCTCAACAAAATCGAGGATGCGCTGGAGCTGCTGGCGGGTTTAATCGATGTTTACGATCTGCTGCACTTTTTGGTGTTGGAAACCGATGAAATCATTAAGGCTGAAGATAATTTGATGTTGTTTCCGGTGCCGGATAAGCATAACGGGAAGAAAGCAGTCAGGTTGTTTGTATACCTGCCAGGAGCGGCGAGTTCGAGCGGTAACGTGGTTGTGCGGGTGTATAACAAGACCACTTCAAGTGTCCTGGGCACGGTGACGCTCACAGCGGGCAATAAGATCGGATCGAGTGTGATCGACGTGTTACTTACGGAAAACGATGAGCTGCGGATCGATGTGACCAGTGCCGGGACAGGAGCCAAAGGCCTACAGGTACAGATCAAGGTAGACAAATCATGAGTGTTATTGTTATCAAGCGCAGGGCAAAAAAGGCATTTGAGGTTCCAGAGGGTGGAATTATTTTATGGTATGGGATCGCTACTGATGTTCCTGACGATTGGGCCATTGATGCTTATGCCAAGAATGCGTTTGTGCGCGGCGCCAGTAAGGGAAAGGCCAACAATGTAAAAGTTGGCAGCACATTTGTTCACAAACACACTTATGCAAGCAAAACATCAGCTGTGGCAGCACACACACACAGTACAACGGCAAGCGGCACGACGGGCAGCGCATCCGGTTCACAAGCTCACTATGGTACTGCCAATGAAAATGCTGCGACCACAAATCATACTCACAGTGTGTCGGGCACACGGAAGACTGACATCAAGGGCGGGCACAATCATGCGATGCAAGACACAGGTGAGACCGAGGTGTATCCGCCTTACTGCAGGTTGTATTGGATTAAAGCTATTACAGACACATTTTTACCGATTGGCGGGATCGTGATGTGGGACGGCGCATTAGCAGGTAGACCACTGGGGACGAACCTGTGCGATGGTACGGGAAATACTCCCGATCTGCGCGGCGATTTTGTGTATGGAGCGAACCAGGACACGGACGTCAAAAAACGGGGCGGCGCGGAAACGCACAGGCATGCCAATCAAACTGTGATCCCTGATGGTGGCCATGATCACTCAGTATCTGGCTTTTCTACAGGGAGCGGTGCATCTTCAAAGAATGCTTCGACTTACGGCGGTGTTAATCTGAGCGCTGGGAATCACAGTCACAGCTTGTCGGCAACCCTGACCGGTGACGGGGACCATACGCATACGATTGGCGACACTAATGCTGGATCGAGCTTGCCACCGTATGTCATGCTGTATTTCGTGATGAGGACAATATAATGGATAACTTACCTATCGGAACGATCATTGCCTGGGAAAATGCCGCAATACCGAGTGGATGGGCGGTGTGCGATGGACAGGATGGCAGACCGAACTTGATTGGCAAGTTTGTCAGGGGAGCGAGTTCAGACGGTCAGGTGAGAGCAACCGGCGGAGCTGAGGATCACAGCCATACGAATCCAGGCACTGCTAAAAGGGCAACGCACAATCATGGTGGGAGTAAGTCACTTTCTATCGGTAGCGGGAGTGGGTCTACTTCAGGGACGGTGGGGTCAGGTGCTAATTCGGCAACGCCCGGGCATGATCATGGCTCTGGTTCAGCAGATATATCAATTTCAGATGCGGGAGCACACAGCCACACAGTGCCTGACACAAGCACAGTCGGACATATTCCACCGTATATCACCAGGGTGTTTATTCAGAGGGTAGCATGAGTGATCACTTCAAGGGTTGGCAGGATGGACATTTACCGCCGAGCAAGAACCGGCTGACACAGATCAAGGAAAGCGGCGAGCAGGTACTTGATATTGGTGCTATTGCGGATGGCGAGTTGCTGGTACGGGATGGCACGGATATTGTTGGCTGGAGCGGGATCGTCCCTTCGGCACGCGTGTACAACAGCGCAAACATCTCAATTCCGAACAATACGGTTACAGTATTAACCTTCAATAGCGAACTGCTGGACACAGATAACATACACGACACCGCAACCAACCCCAGCCGATTGACGTGCAAAACGGCTGGGCTGTACGCGATTTATGGCAACGCACAGTTCGCGGCACATGCAACCGGCGCGAGGTCGGTACTGATCCGGCTTAATGGCACCACTTTCATCGCGGAGGCAGTAGCCGGATCCGCCGGAATAGTTCAAAGCCCGCCTGTATCCACGCAGTACCCGTTAGAGGTGGGTGATTACATCGAACTGGCGGTATGGCAAAACAGCGGCGGTTCCCTGGCCGTAAATTACGTGGATGCGTATACGCCGGTGTTTGGTATGACCCGAATTGGGGCTTGACAGGTCAGGACATCCTATGCCCGATAAAGACACGGTTATCGCGGTACTTTCGGATATACAGGCGGGATCAACAGTCGCCGTATGCCCGCCCAGGTGGAACCTGTATGACGGGGGCACATATCACGCCTCGCCTGCGCAGATGATTATCTATCGGCAGTGGGTCGCCAGTGCCAAGGTGATCAAAGACCTACTGGGCGAAGGCAAGGCACGTAAGCGATTGGTGGTGATCCTGAACGGCGAGCCGATTGATAACGACCACCATGAAACACCGCAATTGATTACAAAACTGGCAACCGAACAAACCGACATGGCGATTGCACTGCTTGACGAGTGGTTGCAGATCGTGGAATACACGCCAAAACGCGGTGACTGCATGTACCTGGTGAGAGGCACAGAGGCGCATGAGGCGGGCAATCCGCTGGAGGTGATCGGACGCGACCTGGATGGGGTGGTGCCGTATCGCAAGGATACTTCACCGGTGACCAAGGACGGACGCTATACGCACGCCAAACTGGTGCGTACGGTAAATGGAAATCTATTTGATATAACCCATCACGGCTTTACTCGTGGCAGTCGTGCCTGGACCAGAAGCAATTCAATTTATCATACATTGCGGTCGATTTATTACGATGCGCTGGAATATGGCTATGAAATCCCTGACTACGTGGTCCGCAGTCATGGCCATGTGTACACTGCGGAAACTTATACCGGACATAGAAAGACGATCCATGGCTGTATGACACCTGGTTGGCAGTTGAAAACACACTTCATCAATCGCGTGGCGGCCAATGAACGGATCAACTCAATCGGCATGGTGTATTATGACGTGCTGAAAAGCGGGCATGCCCAGCATTATGCGGAGATACTCAGTATTGAGGATGTGAAAGTTGAGGCGTTTTGAAAATCACACCGGAGGAAAATGAACTGCTGCTGGCACTGGCATCTGAGTTCGCCAATACTCAGTATGACCCGAAACGTCATGTGTTGGTGAAAGATGCAGCCATGCTGTGGGGGATCAGCACGCGAGCAGCCACTTTCCGACTGGATAAACTGGTAGATGATGGCAGGTGGGGGAAAGAGACTGTGATTCACCAGGGGCGCATGAAAAATGGGTATTACAAGAAAGGATGTTGAGAGAGTACTGACATGTATTATTACGTTTATAACCATCAACATAAAGGATTACCCTATCACCGAGCGATGAAAGCAGCCGGGCACACGGCAAACTTACGGTTTGCAGATGTGACGTTGTTTGATCGGGACCAGGTGATGAACTCGACCCAGCCGCGTTACCAGGTGAAAGAGCAGTTAGATCGGGGATCGCTGATTATGATCTACCCGCATTCGGCGCTGCCGCCGTGGTGGTATGACGGGCTGGTGCCGGTGAGGGACTATCTATCGTGTGTGTTTGTGATCGGAGAGGCGCACAAAGCCGCCACAGACATTTTTATGCCCGGCGCCAGGGTTGAAGTTGCAGGTTGGCCATGGTGCAAACAAAGGGCATTCAAAGCGCCCAATCGAGTAAAACGCGTGCTATTTGCGCCGATCCACACCGCGGGAGGATTACGGCCAGAAGCCTTTGAGGCTAACCGGAATATCTTCAGGGAATTGAAGCGCGTACAGCGGATGATGGGGTTTGAGGTGATTATCCGTCATATCGGCGAATTAGAGCCGCAGGGCTTGAAGAATTACCGCGACTTTGAATTCGTCCAGGGAGCAAAGGACGGCGCAACCAGAGACATCGATAAAGCGGATGTTGTGATTGCTGAGGGGACATTTATGTACCTGGCCGTGGCACGGGGGACGCCAACAATCGGTATTAATCAGCATATCGCTTGCCGACCAAACCGAAATTATGCGCGCTATACACCGCACACCTGGGAGCGTTACGGACACCTGTTTGCTTACCCGTTGAATTACCAGTGGGGGGATTTGTGTGAACTGATTGAGCAGGCAACCGCAGAAGAGCAGAGCGAATGGAGAGCAGCCAACATTGGGGAGGACATGGACCCGCTGGGATTTGCGGGTATGGTGGAAGAGATTTGGCGGGAGAGTAAGAAAATGTGATACTGAGTAAATTTTGCCTGTACAAAACTGTGTAGTATAATTGAACTGGGCGTGAATTAGTTTCGCTTGAAGGCGTCTTGACGGCTTGCTCATTCGTGACTGGCCCCCTTCAGGGACGAGGGTGCAAGTCCCTCCACGTCCACTGGTAAAGTCGGAGTCATCCTCCGGTATTTTAAGGATAACAGAAGATAGGGCGGAACTTAGCGGTGGGAAAACATCCCAAAATGGGATATTTCACTCCTCCAGCGGGAAAACTTTAGGAATTGGTAAGTTTTGCCGATACACAAGTATCATGTTTTGTGCATCATTAGTGACAGATTTCATTATATTTTGTACATGAAACGCGTGTCATGTTCAAAGTTTGGCTTTTTTTGAACATGAGGCGTGAGTACTTCCCGCTTTGTTAACATTTTACTCCCTGAAAAAACATAGTATAATCCATATATCTGACCCGCCATGTGTAGGAACAGAAATAGGGGTCGGTGATAAGCTGACCCTGGTTTTTAATGAGCATTAAAAACCCCATTTTGGTTAGTTACTAATTTCAATTACAATACCGGCATCATTTCAGTAAGTGACTGAAGTGTCAGGTACGATTATAATAATTCTGATTTGTTACAACCGCTTTATCTACCGCTCTTTCGACCTTTTCGGTAGATAAAGCGGTTGTAAAATGTTCTATGTTTGCCCTATCACAACCCCCACTTCTCCACCGGTGACGCGTGCCGGTGTGCGTCGTCCAGATCGTTTTGGCTGATGGCCAGATAACGCTTGACCATATCCAGCGTGGTATAGCCCAGCATTTCCTGCAGGGTGTAGATGTTGGGATAGTTGCGCGTTTTGAAAAATCTGGCTGCATTTTCATAGAGTTGACTTTCCTCGGGAATACGATTCTAATTGTTATTAGAGGTCATGATATGAAAGGAAGATGAAATGTCTCTGTTGTGCAATATCATATTATTTGTTTTGTTTCTTATTATCGGTGCGATAATTGGTTTTTGGATCGGCACGATAAATGCTTATCGAGAAACACTATTCCGTTTGTTTTGGTTCGGCTATCTTGATTTGGATGAAGCAGAAGAAATCGCAAAATCTTTAAAGCAGGCCCCGACAGACGCAAATTGTAAGCAGAAATACAAAATATCTATAAAAGATGCTCGAAGAATGCTATTGAAGCGTTAACTTCTTTAAGAACTCTGCTACAAGTGATATTGTAATATCTTTGCCAACGTTTGCAATATAAACGAGGGCTTCTTTCCACTTCGCCTTATTGCTTATGTCTGATAAAAATTCGTGTCCTTTTGATGTGAGCGCATAAGGCATGTATCTCGGATAGTCATCAATGATGTACGCTTGTTTTTCAGAATGAATCAAGCCTTCTTCTGTTAAGAGCCTTGTATGATAATGAAAAAGCTCTTTATCGATCTCACTTAATCCCAACTCTTCCTGGCTCATTCCAAGTTCGTCAAGCCTCTCGTGTTCTTTAACCGCCTGGAGAATATGTTTTATTAACTCGAAGTCCTTTTCCATTTTTATTTCTCCTTTTACTTGCTCAATAGAAACTCCATCATATCCAAAATCGTTTGACGATCATTTTCGCTGAGCTGGTCATACTTATATAACAGCTCTTCTTTTTGCCTTGTCATTTCCTGGTCGGGCGAGTCATCACTGTCTGCTGGTAGCGCGTACCCCAAGATACTGAGTATTGTTTGATCATCAAATTGCGCTTCTGACCTTTTTTCGCGCGATTGCACTTCCCAGGCATGCCATTTTTCCAGCAACCAGATTTTTATGTCTTTTTCCATTAAACTCGCTCCAACATAATAATACCAAAATAGTAAAAACACTTGACAAATTGGATAGGATGGTATATACTATCTACTAACTACACTGTAACCGTTAGTAAATCAGGAACTTTCTATGAAACCCATCCAATACATCGTCAAAAAATACAGACAGCAGCGGGGGTTATCGCTGCGGCGATTCGCGGAAGCAGTGACCAGTGATTTGAACCTGGGGATGGACATCTCGCACCAGACGATAAAGAACTGGGAAGACGGGACCCACCAACCGCAGTTTTCATTTTTGATGAACCTGGCAATGATAGCCCGAGATTGGCGCATGGATTTTGCGTTTGACTGCCTGGCAGCATTGCGACCGGCAGTGTACGAGCCGATGACCAGCATTGGCTGTGAAGCGATAGAAAAATATTCAGAACTTGAAATAACCGAAAAGGAGGAATGATGTTTGCTAACTCAGTAGATTTTGCGAAACCCAGAAAATACACATTTGCCGTGGGGGCGGTTGAGGGCAGGAGCGCTGATGTTTCGCCCTTTACGGGCATCCAGGTGCTGTTGATCAACGCGCACTTTTGGTATGCCATCGGGCCAAACAAGCGCTGGTCAGGATTGAATGAATCCCTGGAAATTGAAAAGGTGGATTGTCCAATTGTCATCACCAAAGACATCCTTGCTAAAGACACTTACCATCACCTGTTGAAATCATTTGTAACGGTCGAAGGCATTCACGATCTCGACTTGTTTTTGGTCCAGCTGGAGCGGATCGGCGGGATCGTGCTTTATCCCTTTGTTACTCAGATCAACATCCCAGACCTGCTCGGGTTATAGCTTCAGTTATATAGCTTCAGTATAGAAGGAAAGGAGCACGTATGAAAATTGGGATGCTTTCGGGGCGCAGTCGGGAACTGAACCGGTTGAAATTCGGAAATTACGCAGCAGTCTGGCCCCCGATATCCCTGCAGCGGATGGATTAAATGGGAGCCGACACGGTGACTGAGCCGCGGCCATGGCCGAACAATGCCAGGGAAGTACGCGATTTGGCAGCAGAACTGGCGATCACAGGACGCTGGGCGATTGAACCGATGTTGACCGGAAAGTTTTCCGCAGCGGAGAGCATCCGCAGAATAGCGATAGCGATTGTGACGTTTCAAAAGATTTCACGCCTGTTAGAGAGCGTGGGAGCGCAAACCAACCCAATTTATGACACAGAAAACAGTTTTGAAAACATTCGAATTCAATATGAAGACCAATAAAGAGACCAATAAGGAGACAAAAATGACCCCAAACACGATTAACACCCCCATTAATGACCCTCTTGCCATGGCAGAAAACCCGCAAGAGATCAAGTACAGCAATGAATACTTCGGCCAGGTCAGCCTGGACGTGTGGTTCTGCGTGCTTGAAAAGGGCGTTGGCAAAGTGCCCTTTGACCCCAACACGCACTCGATTGATCGGCGCCTGACGGCAATCACGATGGGGATCATCCCCGTGCCGGCTTCGGGCCTGCAGTTTTCGGTTGACCGCGATTACATCGCTGAATTCCGGCCGTGGAACGCGATCACGCTGCCCAGCCTGAAAGCACTTGGAGTTTCGGTGCGCGAACTGAACGACAGGTATGTGCGCGTCAAAATGACCGAAACCGGCGAAACCTACACCAACAGCCAGGGAGAGACCCGAGAAAAAACTGCATTTGAATTTCTGGCGATTTACGACTCTCTGGAAGCCTGTGAAGCAGATTTCACAGCAAAGCGAGGGTCCAGTGCGCAGCCGAATACATCCCCGCAAAAATCACAGGCCGCGCCAACGGCTGGAAACGGCAATAAAGACCGGGATGCAGCGCTGAAATTCCTGGAAGTGGCTGTTAAGAGCACATGCCAGGGCCTGACGGACCTGGACCAGGCACGAGAAGCTGTTGCAGCTCAGATCGCAAAGATGCCGTTAATCAACAAGCACTTCACCGTGGACAGCCCGGAAACGATGAATTTTATGGCGGAAGCCCTGGCGCCTTTTTAGGAGAGAAACAGGAATGAGAATCAGCTCTCATAGTTTAATTGGAAAAACAGCCGTTTTGTACCTGGCTGATGCGGGTTCGATCCCTGCTGAGAGCTATAGCGAACTCCCTGGGCTTGCTGGCCCAACAGCAAGGGAGTGCAGCCCGGAACCCTGGAAGATCGGGAAACAGCTAATAGGGTGACAGTCGGGAGAGACCGGTAATAGATAAGCTCCGGATCGTTATACGGACAGAAGATAGTCTCGATCCGGGGCGCCTCACTGAGGTTGACCTGTGGTTGGCCCTCCTCCTGCCAGGGTGAACTTCAGTGAGGCGCAGGATGCGCCCATTTTTTCCTCCTTGTTCAATGGGGGTCGTCCCTGAAAACGGCGGCCCCCAGGAGAAAATGGATCAATCGTTGGACGTTGGAGCAGCATTATGGGAATTTCAGCAATTATGATCGACAGCAGAGAACCGACCTGGGTGCAGAATTTGCGCTTTGACGGCATCCCCACCAGCGTGCAACTGCTGGAGCAGGGGGATTTGATGGCGGCGTGCGATGGTGATTTGATCCTGGTTGAGAGAAAAACGCCGGACGACTTCCTGAACAGCCTGAAAGCGGGCCGCCTGATGCTGCAACTGGCAAACATGCTGACCCTGACGCGCTGGACATACCTGATGATCACCGGAGAACTCAAGCTGGGGGTGAACGGCGAGGTGGTGACCTCGCGAGTGACGGGTTGGAACTGGGACGCAGTTCAGGGAGCGATACTCAGTATTCAGGAGATGGGTGTTTATGTCGTGCAGTGCCAGGGGGATGAGGATTATGAAGCGGCGATTATCCGGCTGGGAAACAGAGATCGATCGAAAATAACGCCGGTACAGCCCGCTAAACAGCCGCATGTATACAGCCAGGCAGAAGCGGTGCTGGCGGCGCTTCCGGGGATCGGTTTCAAACGCTTGAAGCCGGTGCTGGATGCCGGGGGAGGCAGCCCGGCCTGGGCAATTGCCCTGTTGACCAACCTGGATGAAGTGGAGAACTTCCCCGGCGTGCCCTATGGAGACCGCCAGCGGATCCGGAATGTGCTGGGGTTGAAATCCGATGAGATGCTGGCAATCAACACCAGGAATAGTTAAACAGTGTCAAGAAAGTTTTAAAGACAAGACAAGATAGGAGACGATGACAATGAGCAGTGACCAGGATATTACGATAACAAAGGATGTGATGGAAGACAACCAGATTCAACTTGTAAGCGCTGAAACCGCCCTGGCAAATCGGGAGATGAGCCTGGGCGTGTGGCAGATGATTAACACCGTGGCGGAGGATGTGTACCGCTCGCGGTTGTTCCCGGTGAGCAGTTCACAACAAGCGGCGGCGATCATGCTGAAGGGCTACGAAATCGGGCTGGGCTTGATGGCAAGCTTTGAGTTTGTGCAGGTGGTGAAAGGGCATGTGGGCTTATCGCCCAAGGGTGCGCTGGCACTGCTGCACAACAGCCCGAAGATCGCAAGCATCAAACTGACGCGGTTAACAGACGAGCGTAATCGTTTTGTGGGTTACGAGTGCACTATGAAGCGAGCGGATAACGGCTTTTCGCATACTGAGCGATGGACGTTGGACGACGCTGTGCGAGCCGGATTGATGAAACCGGACAGCAACTGGGAAAAATATCCGGAAAACATGTGCAAGTGGCGCGTGGTCGGCTTTACATCGGATATCGTGGCGCCGGATGTGACCGCGGGCATGGTGGATTTTATGATCCGCCCCGAGCAGTTTAACATACGGGTGGATAACGAGGGAAACATCATCGAAAGCAGTGTGGTGGTAGAAACCAGCGTAAAAAGCAGCAGTGACCCGGAACAGCCCAGTGTGACGCTGGAGCAGTTGCTGGAGCAATACACCGCAGAGCAAATTCTGCAAGCCAACAGCGGCACAATCCCGGGCACCAGCCAGGAACTGGAGCAGGTCACAAATTATTTGATCAAAGAAACCCAGGAGAACGGATACTAAGATGGCGCTTGAAATTAAACACCTTTCGTACAGTTCAATCAGCTCGTACCTGATGTGCGGCGCGGCATGGAAATTCCGCTATATCGACAAGATCCAAACCCCAAGCTCGCCAGCGCTGGTGTTTGGGTCTGCTTTTCATAACACCATTGAACGCTGGCTGGGTGGTGAAGTTCAATCGTTGACGGAAGCCTGGAGCGAAGAATGGCAAAAACAAACCGAACAAGCGGTCGATTGGGGCACCGACACCCCCGAAGAGCACTTCAACAAGGGGATCGACATGCTGACCAATGCAGATATCTTAAACGAGATGCAGAAAACATTCTTCACCCAGGAAGGGATGCCGGTGATCGAAACAAAGATCGAACTCAGCGTGCCCGGGGTACCGCTGCCGCTGATCGGGTACATCGACATCATCACCAGCGATAGAGTGCCGGGCGATTTTAAAACCTCGAGCCGCTCGTGGACGATCGACCAAGCCCTGGGTGAAACGCAGCCGCTGTTTTACCTGGCTGCGATGAACCAGATGGGCTATCCGGTTCCGGATTGGCGTTTTCGGCATTATGTGTTCATCAAAACCAAGACGCCCAAGTTCCAGGTATTTGAACACGTGCACAACCCGGGGGAGATCATGTGGCTGTTTGGCATGATCCAGAAGGTATGGAAGGGGATTGACTGCGGGGTATTCCCCGAGAACCCGGGTACCTGGAAATGTACTCCCAAGTGGTGTGAATACTGGCATATGTGCAGGGGCAAGCTGTCATGATGCAGGAATGGCTTTTGCAAGACCTGCAACCTGTGAACGAATGTTCGATCGGGTATGACGCGGGCAACCTGACGGTTGAGACGCCGTATAACCGCGGGTTTGTCGCCCAGCTGAAGGCATTGATCCCGTATAACGATCGGCGCTGGGATGCGGACCGCAAAGCCTGGCTGGTGCGCAGTGATCACGGCAGCACGATCCAAAAGCTGGTTGAACAGTTTTACGGCGAAAGCGTCCCGCTGCCCGAGATGGAAATTAAACCGCCTGACCCGGAATTGCGCCTGTACGAAGTGCGTTATATCGGCACAACCAAGGATCGGGGAGATGCAGAGCGGTCAGCATTTGGGCTGGTTGACAACGAATGGTCGGTGTTATTCCCTGAGAGCATATTGCGCAGGTGGTTTGAAGTGGACCCGGCAATGCCGACCGATGGGGAAACATTGTATTCTGTGTTAGGCGCTCGAAAAACGGCGACAGAAGATGACATCAAGAGCGCCTTTCGCAGAATGGCGCGCCAGTGGCACCCGGACGTGTGTAAAGAGCCAAACGCCCATGAGATTTTTATCAAGATCAACAGTGCGTATGAGGTACTCAGTAATCAGGGCAAACGCGCCCGTTATGATGCGGGGTTGGCGCTGGAAGCAAACTGGAAGGCAGGGTTCGACAGCGGGAAAACCCTGAAAGGCATTTTAGATGCGGATATTGTTGTTCGCGGTTACCGCTCACCGCTGCGCTGCGGGTGGATCATGGTCAGGGGCATTGAGGTGCTGGGGCGCTTTGAAGTGCAGGAGATCATGGATTGGCAGGACATCGTCAACCACCAGGGGCAGGTGCTGGTGACCTCGTGGGCGATGGGTGATAAAGCGCCAACGGAAAAGTGGGTATAAAACCATGATTTGCACAACAAAACAACCCAGAAAAAAGGGCGCTGGCGCAAAAAAAGGCACGCTGTTTGTGTGCGTGGGATTCGTGTTCCTCAACGGGCGCACAAACTTCACCGATCCGGAAGACTACTTAGACTTCCGTTACATGAAATGGGACCGGTACAGCCTGGAGAGCGACTTGCGATTGGGGGTATTGCCCCCGGGAATGCTGGTTAAGGCTGAAGACGGAACAAGGATCGGCATCGTGGTAGGAAACTATAACGATGAACAGCAAGTTGAGTTTTTGGGCGAGTTGCAATTGGAAGCGATAAAAAAGGAGAAAAAATGCGTGATTTGATGCCAACCCAGGAAAACGATTTAGTGCGCGGCTCGCTGTATGAGATTGCCCTGAAAAACAATCAATCGATTGCGGAGACGTTTATCCATTGTGATGTGGTGATACTGGTCGATACCAGCGGCAGCATGAGCATCACCGACAGCCGCGACAGCCAAAGTCGCTACACTGTCGCCTGTGAAGAATTACGATCGCTACAGGCCAGCCTGCCAGGGCGCATTGCTGTATTGAGCTTTTCGGATGAAACCGTCTTTTGCCCGGCTGGCGTGCCCTGCTTTATGGGCAGCAGCACCAACATGGCCGGTGCGCTTAGATTTGCCAAAGTGGCCGATACCCCCGGCATGCGCTTTATTTTAATCTCTGACGGTGAACCCGATCGTGACTACGAAACCCTGCAGGTGGCAGCCACCTTCACCAACCGCATCGACACCATCTATGTGGGGCCCGAAGACCGCCTGGAGGGACGCGACTTCCTGATACAGCTGGCAAAGATGAGCGGTGGACAGACCATCACCGCCGACCGAGCCAAGGAACTCAAAGCAGGCATTGAAACCTTATTATTGACTTCCGGATAAACGCTTGAGATGACAACCACTGCAGCCAAAACAAGCAACCTGTTTAGTTTTTTACTTCGCTCTGGCATTCAGAAAAAAGACGCTGAGGAGCTGGAGCGTGCCTTTGGCACTGAAGATGTTGTGGACTTCATGGACGGCATGGAGAACGTCGCCACGGTGCTGGCTGCCAAAGACCACTCCACCCTGCAATTACAAATGCCGCCCAAAGCGGAGCCGTGGACATCGATTTACCAGTTCATCGCCTCAGAAATCAGCATGAATAACACGGACCCGCTGATGGCGTTCAGCCAGGCGCTGGCAGCATGGGAGCATGATTGGGATCTGCAACAGGCGATCAGCAACGCGACGGGCTATCGCATGGGAGTGATCCAGGAATTTGAGCGCCAAAAGGGATCTAAAAAGCGCTATAAGATCAAAGATTATTTGGTGGCATTCAAGCAGCTGGGTTACGACTTCCGAATGAATGACATCAACGACAAAATCGAAGTTAATGGGGTCCCGATCACCGATGAAAAAGCGCAGGAAATCCGGGCAAGAATGCGCGAGGGTGGTTTTTATCGCATCAATGAGTTTGAGGACATTTATGGTTGGGAAGCATCGAAAAACCGCTATCACCCGATCAAAGACTTCTTACTGAGTATTACCTGGGACGGGAGCGATACGATCGATGAACTGGCAAGCTATTTTAATGACCGTTATGGCATGTGGCCGGTGTGGCTGCGCAAGTGGTTGATCGGAGCCTGTGCGAAGGTATTCGAGGCGGAACAAAACCCGATGCTGGTGATGGACGGCCCGCAAGGTGTAGGGAAAAGCGAGTTTGCCAGGTGGCTTGCCAAACCAATGGGGGATTATTTTATCGAAGCGCCGATCAATACGGATGACAAAGACAGCGAAATCCGGTTGATCTCTGCGTGGATCTGGGAGGTGAGCGAACTGGGTGCCACGACGCGCAAGGCGGATTATGAAGCGCTCAAAGCTTTCCTGACGACCCGTAAGGTGACTGTGCGGAAACCCTACGGCCGGCATGACATCAGCAAGCCGGCACTGGCATCCTTTATAGGAACAATCAATAACAGCTCAGGCATTTTCTCTGATCCGACCGGGAGCCGGCGGTTCCTGGTCTCAAAAATTGAAGAGATCAACTGGGATTACTCAGTATCTATTGATCCAACCGATGTTTGGGCAGAAGCCATGGCAGCCTACCTGGCGGGCGAAAGCTGGAAATTGACGCGGGACGAATATGTGAAGTCAATCCAGATCAACGAAGACTATGATGTGGCGGATCCGATCGAGGGGCTGGTGAAAAAATATTTTGATCTGGACCCAACCCGTGATGATTGGTGGATCCCCACGACGGACATCCTGACAATATTGCAGGACCCCACTCAGGGCGCGCTGAGAGGGACTTCTCGTGGCAATGCGATGGGGCTGGCGGCGGTGATGACCAAGCTGGGACATGAGAAGAAGAGAAGAATGAATACTATCAATCAACAAGTTTGGGGTTATACAGGGATCCAGTTGCATTCGATGATCCCATAAAGAGACCCCATAGGAGATTCTGTAGGACAGGAGATAGGAGAGTGAGCAATGCACGATGTGAGATGTGAAAGTTGGATGCTGATACCAACTGCAATCATAGGACTGCTGATTGTGGTAATGCTGCTGCCAGTGCTATTGATTGTGGCGTTTATTGAGGCGTGGAGGTGAGGGATGGCTATTGATTTCGAGAACACAAAAAAATTAAAACCATGTCCAATTTGCGGACAAAAAGACAAGGTGAATTTATGGGTAATTGATGGAGACAAAGAACCCAATGTTTCTTGTTCAAGATGTGGTATAGACGCTTGGACCCAATGGAATGTTAAAGAAGCTATTAGGCATTGGAATGAGTTGCCGAGGAAAGAGGAACTTACCGCTCGCGATGCGATGGAGCGGAAGGATGGTGAGGGAAAATGAAGGCTAAAAAATGGAATTACAAAACAAGAAAATATGAACCTTTTACACTTCCGTCAAATGCATGTCTCCTCTCTGAGGATATGGAACAGATAATTCAATGTGCGAATTGCGAAAAAGAAATTAAGTTTGGAGAATGTTATACATCTCTCACAATTCATACCGACAACATTCTGGCGTTCGGGTATGCAGTGTGTGAAGATTGTTATAAGGTGGAAAGAAAAGAGAAACAGTCATGACCGGCTACTGCTACAGCATCATCATAATATTCGCCATAGGGATCGCAACAATTGTAATCCTCTCATTGATTTCATACAACGATTTTAATATGACTGAATATCTGTACTGGCTGAATAAATATGAGCAGAACAAGAAAAACACTGACGAAAAAGAAAAATCTGACAAAAAATGAGGTTGGCATAGGTCGGCATAGAGGTTGGCATAGGTCGGCATACAATTTTACAAAATATAACAAGAAATCACTGAAAAAACATGCGTAAACGAACAAAAATTTCAATTAATTATAAAAGTGCCAACCTATGCCGACCTAAAACCCTATTAAAGGAGTAAATAATTTATTTTTTTACTTAATATAGGGAAAAGGTTGGTATAGGTTGGAAGGTTGGCATTTTGAGGAGAAAAACATGAATGAAATCACACAAACCGCCCGTAAATGGATACTGAGTGGCCAGGCGGTGATCCCGATTCGATATCGGGACAAGCGACCGGCGATCTCAGCATGGGAGCCATATAAGAGCCAGCTGCCAAGTCCTGATGAAATTATAGCATGGTTCCCGGATCAATATCACAATCTGGCGATTATAACCGGCGTGAAGGGATTGGCAGTAATTGACTTTGATACCCTGTCCCGCTATCGGTATTGGGAGTTGTGGGCGATCAAAACGGGCTATCCAGCAGATAAGGTTGCCCAGGTAACCTATAAAGTACGAACCGCACGGGGCGTGCATGTTTATATTCGACTGCCACATGACGAGCGCAACCGCAGTCTGGAGGGGATCGACATCAAGGCGAAGGGCGGTTATGTGCTGGCCCCGCCATCGATCCACCCGAGCGGGGTGCCGTATCGAGCGATCAATCCAGGAGCGCCAATTGAGAAGGTGAATGCGTTATCGGAGATTTTGCCGGCGGCACTTCTGACAAGGGATACTGAGTTATCTGATCATGTACGGGTCCCGACAAGGTTTGTGAATCCTGTGAAGTACGTCAGTGATCCATGGGAGGTTGCTGAAAATCAGGACGAGCCCGGACATGATCTGGTCAGTAAAATCCGAAGTTATTTCAGGATTGAGGATTTCTTTCCGGGGGCGGTTTCATCGTCGAGTGACCGGCGCTGGATGCTGGCATTGTGCCCGTTTCATGAGGATAAGACGCCTTCGTTTTGGCTGGACACGCAAAGGCAGATTTGCGGATGTTATGCGGGTTGTACGATGAAGCCGCTGGATGTGATTAATTTGTTTGGGAGACTTCACGGGCTCTCAAATAGAGATGCGATTTTGATGATGGCAAGGGGGATGTAAATTTATATGAATGAAACAAGGAAAGAGCGAGGAATGAGAAACGATCCTGTTGATATGGGTAAGTTGATAAAAGCCCTGGAGGTTTCCATGATACACGATTTGCCGATCACGCTGCGGACGCTATAACGCTCATTGATAAAAAATAGATCAATAACATTTGACTGCATTCTTGGTTGCATACTTGGCTACAAACCCGCAGCACCCTAAGCGTTACTCAGCCAGGGCAGATGGACAAATGACTCTGGATGATTTTATCGGGAAGATCCCGCTCTGGCAGCGACCGCAACTGGAAGATGATTTGCACGATCTGTTAGCATCCGGATATGGACAACTGACGTTTACTCTGGTTGCTGGAAAATTGACAACATGGGAAGTGACAATTTCTCGAAAAGTTGCCCGTCGATCGGATGATTAATAGACTGTAATAGACTGATTGAACCCGTCTTGAACCGGCATTAAACCAGCATAAAACCGACATAGAACTGGCAGATTGACTTGAAAACATGGTATAATTTTTAGTACAACACGATAACAAGTTGTTGACCTCAGACTCTGAGGACTGGTCAACCAGCCCGGAGTGTGTCTTGAAAAAGATGCGCTTCGGGCTTTTTTTGTTAATTCACGACGGAGGTTTTGCAATGGAAGGTTTGTTGGGTTTATTTGAACAGTTGATGGTTTTGGGCGGTTTCGCAGCCCTGATTTCCGTGATCATCAACGTGCTGAAGACGATCGGCGTGGTAAAAGATGGCCAGGCGGGAATGTGGTCCGCAGGCTTGAATTTAGCGGGCTTGATCGCGCTGTTTGCGACTGGCATTGTTGCTCCAGAGTTTGATATATCTGGCCTGGATGAAAACATTGCGCAGATAGCAGAAATACTGAGTTTGATATTCGCCTTTATTACACAGAATTGGATTTCGAAAGGCACACATACAGTATTTTCAAGCGGACAGGTACCAATTATCGGGCGATCTTTTAGCAACAAGTAACCATGGATACTACAGCCATCATCCTCACTGTTGTTGGCGCTATTCTTGGTTCAAGTGTGATCAGTGCTGTGGTGACCGGCCTATTTATGCGCGTCAAAACGCGTGCTGAAGCGGAGAAGACAAATGCAGATGCTGCAAAGACAGCTACAGATTCACAGTTGTCTTTGCAGGAATTTTGGCATGTGGAATTCAAACGATTGGATGAGCGTATTGCTGATCTTGAGGAAATCGTAAGAGGACGGGATGTGACCATCGCAGAACTTAAAAAAGAGAATACTGAACTGAAACGGAAGATTGCCGAATCTGAAGCTGAAATTGTACAGCTGACATCACGGATCCGTGAACTTGAACGCTTGATTGAGCAATATAACATCCAAGTAGATTGTGGAGACGATCATGAGCAATGATTGGGTTTTGGGTGTAGATACCTCTCACTGGTCAGGGAAGATTAATTTCCCGAAGATGCACCAGGCGGGAGCGCGCTTTTGGATCACCAAGGCGACGGATGCTAATAAAACGACAGGCCTGCAATTTGAGGATACTGAGTTCAATAACTATTGCCGGGCCGCTTTTGATTTTGGCGAGCTGCTGACCGGTTGTTATCACTGGTTGCAATACTCAGTGGATCCGAAGGTTGCAGCGCAGTTTTACCTGGAACGTTATACACGTTACAAATTTGACTTCCCGCCCATTCTGGATTTCGAAGAGCCATCGGTGCGCGATACGGGGCGTTTTAGCGACTATGCCTGGCGTGCCAGCGAGTGGTGCAAGGAAGTTGAACGAGTAACAGGACGAAAGCCGATCATCTACACGGCTCAGTGGTTCACAAACTATTTTCAGACGAGCCATTTGTCCTGGATGCAAGCCTATCCGTTATGGATTGCCAACTATTCCTGGTGGGCAAATGATATTGCCAAAGTGCCTGTCAATTATCCAAAACTGAAGTTTGAGGACAGGGTATGGGATGACTGGGCGATATGGCAATACTCAGCCGATACAAACGGACGCGGCGCAGAGTTCGGTGTGCAGGCAAAGAGCATTGATTTGAATTGGTTTCAGGGAAGTTACGCAGATCTATTGCACTGGTTGAAGGTTGATGAGCCGGTGCCAGAGCCATTGACACTCGAAGAGCGCGTTGAACGCCTGGAGTTGGCGGTGTTTGGATAAAAAGCAAATCATAGGGAAATTGTAGGAAAAATAGACATTAATTGAGTAAAAACACAAGAAAAATATAGTGAAACCGAAGAATTTACGTGCAGAAATAGAAAGCTTGGATAGTGATCTGAAAATTCAGTATGTATTTTCGCGCTGTAAAACAACCAGTAATGGCAAAGCAATTAATGATGCCGGTTTTTCAACTGCCACCTTTTATGGTTGGCCCCAAGAAGAGCGAGATTACCTAAATTCACTGGCAATGCGTTTGAAAACAGAGACGGGCTTACGAGCCACTTTGTTATTGCAGGAAGCGGCTGAGAGTGCAGCGAAAGTGAAGATCGATGGGTTGAAATCTCGCAATGAACGCATAAAGCAGGCTTCAGCAACAGAAGTGCTTGATCGGATCATTGGCAAACCGTTTCAATCACTGATCACCCAGGTAAACATGGCGGCCGACGAAGAGGACAGCCAGGAGATGACGCTGTTCAATTTGCCCGCTAATGCGATTGCCAGCTCGTTTTTTGATGTGTATCGGGATATTCAAGCAGCCGCACATACTGAGTATGTATTCAAAGGGGGACGAGGGTCCACCAAATCTTCATTCGCATCAGAGGTACTGATTGAACTGCTGATCAATAATCCGGAGTGGCACGCGCTGGTGGCCAGGAAGGTTGGCAACACGCTGCGGGATTCGGTGTACAGCCAGATTGTGTGGGCGATCGATTATCTGGGCTTGACGGAAAAGTTCAAGTGCATCACATCGCCGCTTGAAATCACGTATATTCCGACGGGGCAAAAGATTTACTTCCGGGGTGGCGACGATCCGCTAAAGATCAAATCGATCAAACCCCGTTTTGGGTATATCAACATTCTGTGGTTTGAGGAGCTGGACCAGTTCAAGGGTGGCTCGGAAGTGCGCTCTATCGTGCAATCCGCGCTGCGTGGTGGTGACAAAGCGTACGTTTTCATGAGCTTCAACCCGCCCAGGAGCAAGACCAACTGGGTTAATAAAATGCTGGAGATACCCAAGCCCAACCGGTATGTGCATGAGAGCGATTACCGGACGGTGCCGGTGGATTGGCTCGGCCAGGCGTTCATTGATGAAGCGGAGTATTTGAAAGAGATCAACCCGGCGGCTTATGAACATGAGTACCTGGGCTTGCCGACCACAGCAGGCGGGTTGGTGTTTGAGAACGTGGAGATCAGAGCGATCACTGATGAAGAGATCGGGCAATTTGACCGGATTCATGACGGGCTTGACTTCGGTTACTACCCGGATCCAGCGCAGTGGGTGCGCTGCCACTATGATGCGGCCAGAATGACGCTGTATATCTTTGATGAGTATCGTGGTTGGAAACACAGCAATTCGGAACTCTATGAAGCCCTGGTTGAAATGGGGGTTGGTCCAGAGGACACGGTGATCGCAGACAGCGCCGAACCTAAAAGCATTGCTGATTTGCGGGCTTACGGCCTTTCGTGTATTGGTGCTGAAAAGGGTCCAGAGAGCGTGCGCTATTCGATGAAATGGCTGCAATCGCTGGTCAAGATCGTGATCGACAATAAGCGTTGCCCATATGCAGCGGAAGAGTTTTTGAACTATGAGCACGAGCTAAACAAAGACGGGGAGTATATCAGTGCCTTCCCGGATGCTGATAACCATGCGATCGACGCTGTGCGCTATGCGACCAACCGGATTTGGAAGCGGCGGGGTAAGAAATAATGTTCAGAAAAATACTGAGTTGGGTCAGGGAGTGGATCAAAAAGATGATAGGAAAACAAACGGTTGATAAGGCGCTAAATATCGAGGTTGCTTTTTCTTCGAAAATGGCAGAGGAGATCGAGCTGTGGGCGCGGATGTATGAAAACAAAGCGCCCTGGTTGAACGCAGATGTGAAAAGTATGGGCTTGCCGGCGGCGATTGCTTCGGAACTGGCACGGCTGACGACGATCGAGATGGAAGCCGAGTTCACCGGCGGGGCGCGGGCCACCTGGCTTGAGGAACAATTCGGGCGGGTGATGGACAAATTGCGTCACCAGGTGGAGTTTGGCTGCGCAAAAGGTGGGCTGGTGTTCAAGCCGTATATCGTCGGTGAGCAACTGGCGATCGACTTTGTACAGGCAGATCAGTTTTATCCGGTGGCATTTGATGCGGATGGGATGATCACTGCAATCGTATTTGTGGACCAGCGACGCAAGGGCGATTACTGGTATACGCGGCTGGAGTATCACAACATGACAGATGCGGGCTGTCAGATCATCAACAAGGCATACCGATCGACCAACCAGGACACGCTGGGGCAATCGGTGAGCCTGGACAGTATCGACGCCTGGGCGCAGATTGAGGATGAAGCGCTGATTACGGGGATTGAGCAGCCGCTATATGCGTATTTCCGTTATCCACTGGCAAATACGATTGATGCTGATTCACCGCTGGGCGTGTCATGTTACAGCCGGGCGACGGGACTGATCAAAGAAGCAGATACTCAGTGGTCGAATTTGTTGTGGGAATTTGAAGCAGGGCAGGCGGCAATCTTTGTAGATGAACTGGCTTTTGGGAAAGATGCTCAAGGGCGCGCAAAGCTACCGCACAAACGGCTTTATCGGGCGTTGGAGACCGGCGCGGTGGATAACAGCCTGTTTCAGGGCTGGTCACCGACCCTGCGTGAGCAAAGCATACTGAGTGGTTTGGATGCGATCCTCAAGCGGGTGGAATATTCCACGGGGTTGGCTTACGGCACGCTATCTGATCCCAACACTGTGGACAAGACGGCTACGGAGATCAAGATCAGCAGGCAGCGCACCTATGCGACTGTGGTGGATGCGCAGAAGGCACTGGAAAACGCCCTGGTCGATCTACTGTATGCGATGGATGTGTGGGCAACGATCGGCAATCTGGCACCTGCGGGTGGCTATGACGTCGCGTTTCAGTTTGACGACAGCGTGATTGTGGATAAGGACACCAGTTTTCAACAGGATTTGCGCCTGGTGGGGCAGGGGTTGATGAGCAAATTGGAGTTTCGAATGCGCAACTTTGGGGAGAGTGAAGAAGCCGCGAGGATGGCGCTGGAACAGATTGAAGAAGAACGACAGCCGATGTTTATACCGGAGGTGGAATAACAAAATATAGTTTTATTTGGAGGTATAAATGGCATTACAACTATTTCAGATTGGCGATACACAGTTTTGGGTATTAGCAGACAACACACGCAGGATTGAGGATTTGGAGGCGAGATTGTGAGCGGCGTATTTCACACAACAACCGACACGGTGGATGCTCAAAACATCCCTGCTATGTGGGTTGTTCGATAATAATCTATGTACTTAGGAGGTACAAAAAATGGCAACATACAATAAATTTCAATGTTTTGTGGAAGACCTTGCAGAGAAAAAGCACAATCTCGCAAGCGACACCCTCAAGGTGGCGTTTTCCAACGCTTCCAACGCTCCGTCTGCTTCGGCTCATGTCAAGTTGGCGGACATTACAACTATCGCCACGACCAATCTGGACAGTGTAACTTTGACCGTATCGAGCTCAAGTCAGACTTCCGGCACGTACAAATTGGTGGTTGCAGACAAGACCCTGACTGCGACAGGCGATGTACCAGCGTTCCGCTATGTGATCATCTACAACGACACCGCTGCGAATGACGAGCTCATCTGCTGGTACGACTACGGCTCGGAAGTCACGCTCGCATCTGGCGACACGTTCAAATTGGACTTCGGCACAGAACTATTCAGTTTGGCGTAATCGGAGGTAATAATGGCAATCGTATACTGCTCTTGGGCGACTGGCGATGATACGACCGGAGACGGCACGGCTGCCAATCCATATAAAACAATCACAAAAGCATCCACGTCAAGAACTGCTGGCGATGAGGTCAGGGTTGAGAAAAGCCCTGACCCAACTGCCTTGACTGGCACGACTGCATGGACATTGAATGGCACAACCGTTACTGGTACTGACACGGCATTTACAAGTGAACTTGCTATCGGCGACTTCATCAGTGCACCCGATGGCGGCTGGTATGAGGTCATTACAATTGGCTCTGACACCAGCGCAACACTAAAGGCGAAATACCCATCTGCAAGCGCATCGGGGCATGCAAGCCAAAAGTTAGGCGTGACAGATACTGGCCCGGCAGCGGCAAGTACGACGCAAATTCAGGTTGTGAGTTCGTCTGGCAATTCATCGAATTTTCTTTATATCTCCGGTGGTTGGGACTTATCGACCCAAACACAGACGGGGCAGACGTGGTTTCGGCAGATGCACGGAACGTTCAGTACCCGTAATGGTTATGGGCTGTATATGACTGGCAAAAGTTATACTAATTTGGATAAACTAAACTTCTTGCGCTACAGCTACGGCATCTACTACAGCAGCAGCAACAACAACACTATCACGAGCGCAACTTGTAACTCGAACAACAGCAACGGCATCTCCTACGGCAGCAGCAGCAACAACACTATCACGAGCGCAACCTGCAACTCGAACAGCTACGGCATCTACTACAGCGGCAGCAACAACAACAACACCATCACGAGCGCAACCTGCAACTCGAACAACAACTCTGGCATCTACTACGGCAGCAGCAGCAGCAACAACACCATCACGAGCGCAACTTGTAACTCGAACAGCTACGGCATATACTACTACAGTGGCAACAACAACACTATCACGAGCGCAACCTGCAACTCGAATAGCAACTACGGCATCTACTACACCAGCAGCAGCAACAACAATACCATCACAAGTGCAATCTGCAACTCGAATAACGACTCTGGCATCTTCTACAGCAGCAGCAGCAACAACACCATCACAAGCGCAACCTGCAACTCGAATAACCAATACGGCATCTACTACAACGGCAGCAGCAACAACGCCATCTACGTGCTTTCAACAACTGGCAATACAACGGCGGGTATTTATGCAAACAACGCCAATAACATTTGCCACTCCGCTACCATTGCGGAAAGCACGAAAGTGGCGACGGGAACGACTTATTATGCCAACACGCGCCAATACATTAATAACTTAGGCGGCTACTCCTACGTCTACTCGAAT